ATGGTCGGCTAGCGCATACCTGCCGGTCACCGTCACCTCGGTGAGGTGCCCGCAGTTCTCGCACTTGGCCCACGCGCCGTTCTGGCGCTCGTCCGCGGCGTCCTTGATGACGATGACCGTAAAGATGCTGCACTCGGTGCAGCCTGCGCAGATGACCTCTTCAGGCTCGTTCACTTCCGTCACCCCCTCTTGCGGCCGGCGTTGTGCGGTTGCCATGACCTCAAGGTAGCGGAGGCGAGATGACCACTACTCTCCTGACCCCGATGGACCGGGGGAAGGCCCGCCAGTCCGGTGCGTCCCTGTGGCGCAAGCAGCTGCTGCCGGTCGGCCGCATCAACTACAAGGGCCGGGTCATCGACTTCACCCGCGAGTACCTAGCCGGGCTGGTGAAGGCGTTCGGCGACCGCGCCTACGACGCGGTGCCCTTGCAGTTCGCCGACGAGGACAACAAGCACACCGAGAAGCCCGAGCACCGCCGCGGCACCGTCCGCGCCCTCGAGCTGACCGACGACGGCCTCGACGTGATCGTGTCCGCCGGCCCGGAAGCCGCGGCGTACCTCACCGAGTACCCCGACCTGGGCATCAGCGCGAAGATCGTCGAGGACTACGAGCGGGCCGACGGCAAGTTCTGGCCGGCCGCGATAAAGCACGTGCTCGGCACCCTGGACCCGCGCCTGACCGGGATGCGCCCGTGGCAGGAGATCGCGGCGGCCAACGACGGTGACGACGGCGAGGTCATCGACCTGACCGGCAGCGAGTACGACAACGGCGGCACGCTCCCGCCCGGCGTGACCACGGCCGCCAACGGCACAGGCAAGCCTGAGCCCGTTCAGCAGCAGGAACCAACCGGAACTCCAACGGAGGACACGCACATGGCTTTCACCGCAGACCAGGAGGCCCGGCTGGCGAAGCTGCTCGACCTCCCCGAGGACAAGTTCGAGCAGCTCCTCACCAGCGCCGAGCCCCGCGCGGAGGACGAGGAACTGTCCGACGAGGAGCTGCAGGCCCTCGTCGACTCCCTCGACGGCGACCCGGAGCCGGACGCCGAGCCGGAGCCGGAGCCCGCCACGGAAGGTGACAGGGAGCCGGACAAGATGATCGCCGGCGCGTCCCTGACCGCGGAGGCGCAGGCGCAGATCGACCTCGCCAACAGCCGCGCCGACGAGAACGAGATCGCGCTCGCCCGCGTCACCACCGCCCTCAACCGGGCCGCCTACGAGAAGGAGCGGGACCACTACTCCCGCCAGTACGGCATCCCGCCCCGCATCACCGACCTCGCCCGGCCGGTCCTCGAGGGCGACGGGCACGTCGTGGAACTGTCCAACGGCTCGAGCGCGGACGCCGGGGCGATCGTGAGGAAGGTGCTCGCGGAGATCGGCAAGACCGTCCGGATGCTCGACCTGTCCGGTGAGCTGGGCACGGAGCTCGACTTCAGCGCCGAGGCGGAGAAGGCAGCCGAGGAGAAGGCCGCGGAGGACCGTGCCGCCATGGTCCGCGGTGTCCGGCAGATGACAGGTATCTAGGTCATGGGCCGCCACGTCGTGACCGTCACCACCGCCGGGACCACGTCAACGCCGGCGCTCAAGAAGGGCGACGTGGTCGAGCTGACCACCGCCCAGGAGACCGCCCTGTCCGCGTCGGTGCGCGCCACCACGTTCAGGGACACGACCGGCGAGCCTGTCGGCGTGTCGAACTAGCCGCGCCTGCCCGTAACCACTCGCACTCCCGCCCCGCCACCGCGCGGGGTTTTTTCATGCCCATCACAAGGACGGTGCACGATGCCCGGCAGTCTTCCGCATATCAAGCACGGCCCAGGCTCCTACCAGGTCTCGGCCGCAGTCGCCGGCGGCACCCTGGTCGCCGCCGACGCGAGCCCCGCCACCACGGTCTCCACCGCCGGCGTCGGCTCGATCCTCGTCCTCGGCGTTGCCGGGAACGACGCGGCCCCCATCCCCAACCAGGCCGGCGCGACCGACACCGCCGCAGGCGGTGCGCCGCTCCTAGACATCAGCGTGGCGCCCGACTACGTCTCCGTCTACTACCAGGCGGACATGCACGTCACCTACGCGGCGAACTGCCAGTTCGGGACGCTGCTGAAGGCCGCCGCGAACGGCACCGTCACCCCCTGGGTCGACGGCACCGACACGCACCCCGCCTACATCGTCGGCCGCTGCACCCAGCCCGGCGGCGTCACCACCACCGTCAACGCGGTCGGCCGCGCCCGCATCTTCGGCTAGTCCACCCCTCCGCCCCCGTGCTCATGCCGGGGGCTTTCCCGTGCACGAAAACGCCCCTGGGCAGCCGATGCCGCGCCGGGTGCAACTGAGCGACCCGGAAGGAAACCGCCATGCCCACGCCCGCATACAGCAGCCTCGACGGCCCGCGGATCACCGTCGATGCCATGCTCAAGGACCCGCTGTTCATCCCCGCGCTGATCCTGGACATGGTCCAGAACGAGTTCATCGTTGACAGCGTGCTCCGCGCCGGGGGCATGACCATGTCCGGTGCCGTGCGGTACGCGGAGTCGACGCCGCTTTACGCCGACGACACCCCGGAGATCCGCGCTGAGTTCGCCGAGGTCCCGGTCGTGCCGACCAGCATCGGCATCCCGCGCGTGGTCTTCACGCACGAGCGGGCCATGGCGATCATGGTCAGCGACGAGATGCGCAGGCGCCAGCTGATCGACCCGGTGACGCGGCAGCTCGAGCAGGTCAAGAACACGATGATTTTCTCGTGGAATGCCGCTTTTTTCTCGGCCGTGGTCGCGAACGCCGGCATCCAGACCCTTGCCGTGTCCAATCCGTGGGCGTCCTCCAACGCGACGATCCGCGGTGACATCGCCAACGCGGTGTACCTGGTGGAGAACGCGTCGGTCACGTCGTCGATCGGCTTCAACCAGTTCCTCGGCTTCGAAGCCGACACCATGATCGTGAACCATGCGACGAAGAACACCCTGTTCCAGTCGGCTAGCTTCGCTGCCCCCTACATCGGGGATCTCGCGAGCGAGAACTTGCAGTACACGGGTGTTCTCCCGAACAAGATCTTTAACCTTGACGTGATGGTCTCGCGGCAGATCCCGGTGGGCAACGCGATCGTCATGCAGCGCAACAGGTGCGGGTTCATCGCGGACGAGCTGCCATTTCAGGCCGGGCCCCTATATCGGGACGAACCACGCAAAACGGCCAGATCGGACACACAGCGCAGCAGTGCCATCGGGCTCGACCAGCCGCTCAGCATCGTCCTGCTCAGTGGTATCTGACTGTCACACGAGTAACAGGGCACGGTACCAACCAGACGTGTAACTAGACGGAGGTAGATCGCCCATGGGCGCAGCCACCAAGCTGTACCAGGCCCTCGCGCACCTATCGATTTCGAGGCCCAGCAACGATCCGAAAGGTATCCCCGCAGCCGACATCGTGACGAAGGGGGACACCGTCCGGCTGACCGACGACCAGGCGCAGGGGTTCCTCACCCGCCACCGTGTCCCGGTGATCCGCCCCGCCACAGAGAAGGACGAGGCCGCCCCGGCGATCAGGGCCCGTGACCTGTTCGGTGAGCGTCCCCCGGCGCAGGCGTTCGGCGCCCGTCCCGACCCGCCTGACGCGTCGCACGTGACCGTGAACGACGAGGTTCCGGACCCGGCGGACCCGAGGAACGCCCCGGAGGCCAACGACCCGGTCACCGACCTGAGCGTCGACCCGGACGCAGCCAAAGACAAGTAGTGGCGTCGGTCACCCGCGTTGAGGTCACCCTCGCGGACGTGGAGCCGGTCGCCTCGTTCATCGCCCGGGTCCTCGCGGCGAACGCGGTGATCGGGAAGATGACCGCCGCTGAGGCCGCCGCGCTGCCCGGCACGGTCGCAGCGGGGATCAGTGACCTTCAGGCGGCTGTCCGCGACCTCGGCACGGTGCCGCCAGCAGAGGACGACGGCGGGTAGGGGGCGAGCATGGGCGCGATGTACTGCCTGCCTGCGGACATCCGCAATAACGTCGCCGGGACCGACGCGGGCACCGGCACCTGCGCGCAGCTCGAAGACTCCCAGCTGAACGCAGCGATAGCCCAGGCCAGCGCCAAGGTGTCGAGTTATGTCGGCACGAGCTACGTCGTGGACGCGGCCGACCCGGTGATCGTTATCCCGGACCTGGTCAAGACGTGCACGATCCAGATCGCCACGTTCTACGCGACGCTGACCTACCGCAAGGGCAAAGACCTCTCGCAGTTCGACCCGGTGCTACTGGGCTACAACGACGCGATCGCCACCCTCAAGGACGTTGTCAACGGCCTGATCGAGGTGGCGCCGACTGCGCCCGCCGACCCGACCGACCGGCTCGGCCACGTCGTGCAGACCATCCCGTCGATCTTCACCTACTCCGACAGCGGCACGATGCCCAACGGCCGCGGCGGCATCGAGACGGCTGGGGCACCGGGCACGCGGCTCAACGAGGGGTGGCATTGACCGCCTGGCGGAAGTCGTCGTACAGCGTGAACAACGGGAACTGCGCTGAGGCGGCTTCCCTCGCCGGCCTGGTCGCCGTCCGTGACAGTGCCCTCGGGGCGGCCAGCCCGGTCCTTGAGGTCACCCCGCGGGCATGGGGCAGGCTCCTTACCGCGCTGCGCCGTCCTCCCTGCGCGTGCGGTGCACCTGCTGGCACCAGCGGGAAGTGCAGGCCCTGCTACCAGACGTGGCACAGTGTCACGAACCCGTACCGCAAGCGCGGCCGTCCGAGGTCCGCGATGGACCTGTTCGTGCGCCGCGAGCTCGCCCGCAGGAGAGCCGACCCGCAGTGAGCTGGCATCCGACGCTGAGCAGCATCGAGCGGGCAACGGACCTGCCGCAGGACCGCCCGCGCCCGCTCACCGGTACGGCGCGGCGTGAG